ATGAAACCACTGTCTTTTTCCCAAAAACAAAACGCGGTACTGGCCTGGTGGCATGACCCGTTCTACCGGAACTGTGAGGCAATCATCTGCGACGGTGCCGTGCGGAGCGGAAAGACCTTCTGCCTGGGACTGTCCTTTTTTTTATGGGCCATGGCACGATTTCAGCGGCAGCAGTTTGCTCTGTGCGCCCGTAGCGTAGGTGCGGTACGGCGCAACCTTTTGCCTCCGGCACTGACGGTTCTGCGGAAGCTTGGGTTTCAGGTCACGGAGCGGGTCTCCCAGAGCAAGCTCACGGTCCGATACGGCCGGCGTGAGAATATCTTTTTCCTTTTTGGCGGCAAAGACGAGGCCAGCGCCGCGGGCATTCAAGGCATTACACTGGCCGGTCTCCTTCTGGACGAGGTAGTCCTGATGCCCCGCTCTTTCGTGGAGCAGGCCTGCGCCCGCTGCTCGGTAGAAGGCAGCCGGCTGTGGTTTTCCTGCAATCCGGAAGGGCCCGGCCACTGGTTCTACCAGGAGTGGATTCAAAAGCAGAAGGAAAGACGGGCCTGCTACTTTCACTTCACCATGGAGGACAATCCTGCCCTCTCCCCGCGAACCCGGGCGGCCTACCGGACCCGGTTCCGCGGAACCTTTTACCGGCGGTTCGTCCTGGGCGAGTGGACAGCGGCGGAGGGACTGGTTTACAGCTTTTTCGACCCGGCCAAGGCCCCGCCCCCACCGTGCGGCCCTTTTTCCCACTGGCGTATTTCCTGCGATTATGGCACAGTCAATCCCGCTTCCTTCGGCCTGTGGGGTCAAAAAAACGGGACTTGGTACCGGGTGGCGGAATATTACTACGACTCCCGGCTGGAAGGACGGCAGAAAACCGACGGGGAATACGTGAAGGATCTAGTGCGACTGGCCAGCGGGCGGAAAATTGAACAGGTCATTGTAGACCCGTCGGCGGCCAGCTTTCTGGAAGCCCTGCGCCGGGAGGGCTGGCCGGTGCGAAAAGCGGACAACGATGTGCTGGCGGGTATCCATATCACGGCTGAGGCCCTCCAGACACAGGCACTGGTGATCTGTAACACTTGCCCCGACATTCTGAGGGAATTTGGCCTTTACCGTTGGGACAGCCGGGCAGGCGGGCAGGACACTGTGCGGAAGGAATACGACCACGCCATGGATGACATGCGCTATTTTGCCATGAGTCTGAGGGAAAGCAGGCCGGTCTGGAGCGCGGGCTGGGCGGAGCGGGGCAAATTCTGAAGAAACGAGGGTGATCCTATATGGGATGGCCGAAACGGACAGCTGACACAGACAAAATACCGGCAGCGGCAGCGGTACAGTTAAGGAACGGAGGGCGGCATCCCTTCGGACTTCTGGACGGCTATGTTCCTCTGCGCAACGGGGAAATCGCACTGTACCGTCAGATTAGAGAAGCCGTTCCTATTGTGGACGCCGCTATCCTGAAGCTGATCCGACTAAGCGGCGGCGTACAGATTCAGTGCGGCGACCAGCGCGCACAGGTAGACCTGACAGATTTTTTGACTCACGTAAATACCGGTCGGGGGCAGCGGGGCCTGCAGTCCTTTCTCGACTGTTATCTGGACACCATGCTGACCTGCGGCCGGGGTATCGGAGAATTGGTGCTAACCCGAGACCGTCGGGAGATTGCCGCCCTGCTGTGCGGCAATCCCGCGGATTTGGAGATCCGGGAGGGAAATTCTCCCCTGGAAACCACACTGTGCGCCCGGCGGGAAAACGGAACCATTGAGGCCCTTCCCTGTCAGGATTTGCTGCTGTTTACCCCGTTTCAGCCTGAGACCGACAGCCCTTACGGGGTATCACTGCTGCGGTCCATGCCCTTTCTGACTGAAATTCTCCTGAAAATCTATCAGGCCACCGGCATGAACTGGGAACGCATGGGAAACGTACGTTTCGCCGTGGTATGCAAACCCGGCAGCGACAGCACGGACAGAGTCTACGCGCAGGAACGGTGTCAGGCCCTGGCCCGGGAGTGGAGCGCCGCCATGCAGGCAGGCAAACAGGGCAGCGTCCGCGACTTTGTGGCCGTGGGCGACGTAGACATCAAGGTCATCGGCGCAGACAACCAGGTGTTGGATAGCCAGGTACCCGTGCGGCAGATATTGGAGCAGCTAATCGCCCGCACGGGTATTCCACCCTTCCTGCTGGGCCTGTCCTGGTCCTCCACCGAACGCATGAGCGCCCAGCAGGCCGACATGATGACCAGTGAAATCACCGCCATCCGCCGGACGCTGAACCCGGTGGTAGAGCGCATCTGTGAACTGTGGCTACGCCTACACGGTTTTAGCGGCGGCGCAGAGGTCCAATGGGACGATATCAACCTTCAGGACGAAGTAGAAGAAGCCAAGGCCACCCTCTATTTACAGCAGGCAAAAAACCTAGAGCTGGAAGCCAGCACCGGAACACACATATAAAAATGGGAGGCAGGACATGGAAGTCAGAAAAGAAGCCGGCATAAACGCCGGAACAGTACCAGATGAAAACAATCTGGAACTCATTAGTACCTGGAGCCGCCGGCCGCTGACGGCAGAGGAGGTCTACATCTTTTCCCTGCGGTTGTGCGACAACGAAATCGACCGGGACTGGGAACGCTTTTCCCCCACCGCACTGGAGGAGCTGGCCGGGCGCTTTGTGGGCAAAAGTGGCATCTTCGACCACGATTGGAGCGCTGGGAAACAGACCGCCCGCATTTACCGGGCGGAGGTCGTGACAGAGTCCGGGGTCACCACCGCAGCGGGTGACGAAAGCCGCTATGTAAAAGCCTGGGCCTACCTGCTGCGCACTGAGGCCAACCGGAACCTAATCGCTGAGATTGAGGGCGGAATCAAAAAGGAGATTTCCGTGGGCTGCGCCGTGGCCCGCTCGATCTGCTCCATCTGCGGTAACGACATAAACGACCGGGAGCTCTGCCACCATATGAAGGGCCGAACCTATAACCAGAAACTGTGCTGGGCGGAGCTGGACGGCGTGACCGACGCCTATGAGTGGTCCTTCGTTGCGGTTCCTGCTCAGCGGAACGCCGGCGTTCTAAAAAAATCCTATAGCGGAATGGAGCTAAAAACAGCACTGGCGGGAAACGGCCCCCTGCTGGAACAGCTTAAGTCATTGGAACATGAGGCCGAACTGGGGCGCCGTTATTTGAGCGGATTGCGCCGGGAGGTGGTACGCCTAGGCTGTCTGGCGGAGAAAAATCTGGATACCGGGACTTTAGAGACCATTGCGGGCAAGCTGGACGAACTGGAGCTGAAGGCGTTGAGAAAGAGTTTCCAGCAGCGGGCGGAGGACCGTTATCCCGGCGGAGTCCAGCTGACATACCGCACCGAAGCACAGGAGAGCACTGCGGGCGACGGAGATTACCAAATCTAAACCCCGCGGTGGAAAAGAAAGGAGAACCTGCATGAGCAAACGTATTTCATTTGAGGAAATTGGCAGCATAACAGCCACCTTTTTCGCTGCCAGCGGCGTAAAGGCCGGTCAGGTGGTCAAGGTGAGCGGGAATGGAACGGCGGCCCCCTGCGCAGACGGAGATAAATTCTGTGGCGTGGCACTCTCCGTCTCTTCCGACGGTTTCACCGGCGTACAGGTAGGCGGCTTTACAACGCTGCCCGCCGAAAACGGCGGCATCGTCCCCGGCTGGGCCGAGTTGTGCGCCGACGGCAGCGGCGGCGTCAAAACGGCTGCCAGCGGTGCCGGCCGAGAGTATCTGGTGGTCTCCACCGATGCGGCGGCAGGCACTGTCACCATCTGTCTGTAAGTAAAAGGGAGGTTACACCTATGGCATATCACTGCGAGAATCTGAAGCTGGAAAAGGGCATGTACCACCAGGCGGGCCAGTCTTTTTCTCAGGTACTGGAGCATGAGGACCCCTCGGCCCAGTATAAAGGGACCCCTATGGAGGGACTGGACGCCTTTCAGCGCCAGCTCAAGCGTTTTGATATTCGAGTAAAGGGCGCAGGCAGCGACATTGTAGAGAAATTCTTCCGCACATCCGACTCCGCCGTGCTGTTCCCAGAGTACATCGCCCGTTCGGTCCGGCAAGGCATGGAGGAGGCCAATCTTCTGCCCGACATCACCGCAGCGGTGACCCGCTTTGATGGACTGGATTACCGCTCCATAGCCTCAGTCCCAGACGATGAAAAAAAGCTGCGTCGGGTAGATGAAGGAGCTGCCATACCGGCCACCACGGTCAAAACCCAGGAAAATCTGGTGAAACTGCACAAACGCGGACGAATGCTGGTCGCCTCCTATGAGGCGATTCGTTACCAGAAGCTGGACCTGTTTTCCGTCACGCTGCGTCAGATCGGCGCCCACATCAGCAGAATACTGCTGGAGGACGCCATCGACGTACTGATAAACGGGGATGACAATGGAAACGCTGCTCAGGTATTGAGCATCGGCGCCTCTCCCATCGGGGGTACCGCCGGTACGGTGAGCTACGACGCACTGGTGGATTTCTGGGCCCAGTTCGACCCCTACGAAATGAACACGATTCTGGTGCCCAGCGACGTGATGGTGGGGATGCTGAAGCTGGAGGAATTCCAAAACCCCCTGACCGGCCTCAACTTCCAGGGTACCGGCAAGCTGGCAACCCCCCTGGGTGCCAAACTGCTGCGCACTTCCGCCCTTAACGGAGGCAGGCTTATCGGTCTGGATAAGAATTACGCGCTGGAACTGGTGCAGGGCAGTGATGTTGTCGTGGAGTACGACAAGCTTATCGACCGCCAGCTGGAGCGGGCCGCGATTACCACCATCGCCGGTTTTGCTAAGATCTTTGCCGACGCGGCCAAGGTTTTGACAGTTTAATCTTCCGGGAGGCGAACGGATGACAGAAGAAATTATGGCGCTGGCCCGGTCTCTAGGCGGCCTAGGCGAGGAAGAAGATTCGCGCCTGCTGCCCCTGTGTCAGGCTGCAGAAGCAGAGTTGACCGGACGGCTTCGCGAGGGGATCGCGCCGGAGGATTGCGCCCAAGCTTTTTCGCTGGCCGCCGCGTGGCTAGCTCTGGCCGACCGGTCTGCCGGGCAGGAGACCGACGGCGTAACCGGCTTTACGGCCGGCAGTTTTACGGTCCGCCGCGAGGGGGGCGAACCCCGGCAGGCAGTGGAAACCCTTCGGAGACGGGCGGAGGCCATTCTGGCCCCCTGGCTCAAAGACGGCGGGTTCGCTTTTCAGGGGGTGGTCGGATGATGGCACAGGAGGTCTGTACGCGCCTGTTGGACCGCTACGGACAGGCGGTAACGCTCCATTACGGGATAAGTGGAACCATACGGACGGTCCGGGCATTGGTTCAGCCCGTGCTGACCCATCAGGAGGACTGGCGGCAGGAGGTCCCCTCCCCCATGGGTGTAGTACGGAAGGACCAGTTTCTGTACTTCGGACCGGCGAATGCATCGCTGAATGGCGTAACGGCTCTCTCCTGCGGAGGAACCGATTATGAGCCGCAGGCGGCCCAGCCCATACAGTCAGGCCGTGGGGTCTCACATTGGTGGGCCGTGCTGCGTGTCCGTGACGAGGAGGCAAAAGCATGACAGCTCTGGAACATATCCGGAAACTCATGACGGAACTTCTCATGGCAGCGGGGCTGGATGCGGTGACCGCGTGGCCGGAGAGCCGACGGACCCGCCACATCGGCGCAACGGCAGCCGTGTCTATCCGAGCCTGTGAGAGCGGACCGGGCAGTTTTTGCGACTACCTGGGAGAGCAATATGATACGAAGAGTGAAACCTGGAGGGAACTGTACGGGAAAAAGATGAAAATAACTTTCGGGTTGGACCTGTACGCCCCCAGGGAGGGCGGCGCGGCGGCCTGCCAGTCTGCCTTTGACCGTCTGACGGGTACCCTTCAAAACGGTGGCCCATCCGGACTTTCCGTTTTGTCTCTCACCCAGGGAGAAACGGCTTTTGACCGGGACACAGGACTTTACCACTGTCCGGTAACGGCGGTGTGCCAGGCCTGTCTCTATGCAACGGCGGAGGAAGGCGGCGCCTTTCTGGACTTTGAGGTGAAAGGAGCAAAAATATGAGCATAGTAACACACGAGCGGCCGGGGGTCTATTCCTCCTATACCGTATCCTCCGTGGTGAGCGGCAGCACCGGTGGGAAAGCAGTGGGTCTTGCGGCCCTGTGCCAAACGGGGACAGCAGGCGTTCCCGTTCAGGTGACCCGGTATGAAGATGCCGCAAGTGCCTTCGGCTCGGAAAGCGGCCTGACAGAGCTGACCCGCCTGCTTTTGGAAAACGGCGCCTCGGCGGTCTGGGCGGTGCCGGTGGCGTCAGAGAGTGGTTACGCCGCGGCTTTCACCGCGCTGGAAGCAGTGGAAAGCATCGCCGTCACGGTATGTGACAGCTCATCACTTACCGTGCAGCAGGCCCTGCGGGATAGCGTGTGCGCCGCTTCCCAGGCCCGGCGGGAACGGATCGGCGTAGTGTGCGGCGCAAGCGGAGAGAGCGTGAGCGCATTGGTAAACCGGGCGGCGGAACTCAACAGCGAACGGATGGTGCTGACCGCACCCGGCGGTACGGAGCTGGCAGCCGCTGTAGCCGGCGCCATCGCAGGCGAAAGCGACCCCGCCGTGCCATTGGGTGGTGCCGAGCTGACCGGCACAGATCCAGTATCTGTTACTTACAATGACAACGAAATCGATCTGCTGGTGCGGGGTGGCGTGACGCCGCTGGAGACGGTGGCGGGCGTAACCTCCGTGGTACGGGCGGTCACCACCCGCACCAAAACCGGCGAGAGCGCCGACAACACCTGGCGGGAGTTGTCTACTATTCTGATTGTAGATGACGTAATCCCCGGCGTGCGCAGCAGCCTGCGCAGCAAATTCCGCAGGGCCAAGAACACGGAACAGTCCCGCGGGGCCATTCGCACCCAAGTGGTCGTGGAACTGGAAAACCGGATAAGCCGGGAGATTATCACCAGTTATGGCAACGTGGCGGCAGAGGCATTGGAGTCTGACCCCACAATTTGCCTGGTGACCTTTTCTTTCACGTTGGCCCACGGCCTCAACCAGATCTGGCTGACTGCTCACATCACGGTATAAGGAGGCAAAAGCATGAACGTAGCAGGATTCCCCACCAGCAGTGACATCTATTTGGAAGCCAACGGGAAAAAGATCGCGGTGGTGCAGAGCTATAGTGCAAAGTCCACCAAGACCAGCCGTTCGGTGGAAGCTTTTGGCGAGGATCAGCCCGTGACCACAATACCCGGTCAGCGCAGTCATATCATCGAGCTGACACGGCTGTACGCCACCGACGAAGCGATTCAGGACGGTATCAACTTTCACGACCTGGAGGACTTTTCCCTGGTCATCTGTAAACCGGACCGGAAAATCATCTATTCAGGTTGTCAGTGGAGTGCCATCGCAGAAACTGGCTCGCTGGGCGCTATGGTAGTGGAAAAGATCACCATCGTAGCGGCCAAACGTATTGAAACCGAGGTGTAATTCATGGAAAAGTGGAACTGGACCGTCCTGCGGGCTGGTGAGGATCATTTAACGCTGAAAAACGGCTTCACCCTACGCATACTCTCCGCCATGGAGGTACTTAAGGCCCACCGTGAGGCGGAAACACTGTCCGGGGCGGAACCGGAAACCGCTCTGTGCGCCAACGCCTGCCTGTTAGCGCGGGCCTTAGAAAAGCACGGGAAGCCGGTATATCCGGATGGCCGTGCGGTCTTAAACGCCCTGTCTCCCGTGCGGATAGCCGCGCTTTGCAAACGCTGGGCAGAGTGGAGCAGCCGGGAAAACCCCTCCCCCACCAACTGCCAAAAGACAGTGGATGCACTAAAAAAAGTTTGGAGCACGCGCCTTATGCGCGCCTTCAATGGCGTGTGCTCCGCGCTTTCGGCGCGCTTCCCTCAGAGGCGCGGGTTTGGGCAATGACCGACCGCGACTATCTGTGGTGTGCCCTCAATCTGGCCCTGGACAGCGAGGAAACGCTGGCATCCCTCTGTCCTGCCTGCCGGTCGGAGGCGGAGACGCCTCACTGCCCGGTGTGCGGTACACAAACCGGCAGTGATCACACCGGGCAAAACGCCTCCTTCGACCTCGCCCGCTATAAGCAGTTGAGTCGAGGTGAGCACCCATGGTAAATTATCTCACATGGCTGCTTCAGCTAGCCGAAGATATGGCAAATAAAAGCACCGAGGCGGGTTCCTTTTCCACAGGAAATCTATCCGGCCTTACCACGCGCGGGGTCATTCCACCCAGGCAGACGAAATACGAATCCGCCAGGAGTCAATCCCGCCGCTTCACCACCGCTTTGCTTCCAACACAGTCGTGGAAAACAACAAACGAACAAGCCTCCGCGCCGATGTGGCCCGCTTGGGATGCGACAGCCGCACACCCGGAGCAGAATGCCTTTGCGCAAGAGCAGCATGGATAGGGCGGAAGCGGAATTTCCTGCCGGCAAGACGGACGGCCCGCTCCCGCTGGCGATAAAATCGGAATTTGTTTTTCCGTACAGCGGAACCGTTGGCGCTTTGTATGATGCCGTCACCTCAGGAACCCGGACTTTGGAGGCACTGCGCCAGCAGCGGCAGAACCTGCCGGCGCTACACGAGCCCGCCGTCCCGGCCAAATCGGACGACCTCATGTCCTCCGCCGAGGATCTGGACCGGTATTTTCAGCGGGACGCCCGGCGGTATGACGGGGCTTTTTCACTGCTATAAGGGGGGAATCCAACCTTGAATTTGACACCCATGCGGTATAAGGGATACGTCTGGCCCTACAATCCCCGCACCTATACCATTGCGTATGAGCGTAAAATGGCCGTCAATAAAATTCCCTTCGGGCGCTATCATTTGCAGGAATTGGGTCTGACGCGGCGTGTACTGAAGGGTGAGGGTGAGTTTGAGGGTGAAGACGCGTACACAGAATTTAAAAAATTGGCTTATGTCTTCTATGACCCGGGCCCCGGTACGTTGGTACACCCTATATGGCAAACCACACAGGCCTATTTTGTGGAGTTATCCCTAAAGCAAGAGCCGCGCCGGGACTATGTGCGCTATGCCTTTACTTTCTGGGAAACCTATGATGGTTACCGCGATACGGTAATCCAGGCCACTGTCGCAGGGGACGACAATACTTCCACAAACGGCTCAACCACAGGCGCAGTCTATCACACGGTGACACAGGGCGACACACTATGGGCCATCGCGGGCCGCTACAATGTAAGCCTCAGCACCCTGGTTTCTCTAAATCCCCAGATCAAAAATCCTAATTTTGTCCTGGTGGGCGAGAAAGTGCGGGTACGATAATGGAGGTTTTTGCAACCTGCTGCGACGGTGGACGTACTCTCACTGCCCGCCCTTTTGGCGTGGCGGCTTAGTTATACAGTGGGCATCCCCTGCGATAGTTTTTCCTTTCGATTTATATGGAAAACCGGCCTGGAACAGGCATTGGCCCGGGCAGTGACCATAACCGCCCGGGAAAACGGAGAGACGGTATTTTCCGGGGTGATCGACGAATACGAGAGTCAATGGACAGCCCAGGGCGGCACGCTTCTTCTATCCGGACGCGGCCTGGCCGCCAGGCTGCTTGACAACGAAACCGTGGCCACCGAATACCAAACCGCCACGCTGGCGGATATCCTGCGGGATCATGTAACGCCTTACGGCATTCGGGTGGCAAAGCAGTCAATTTTGCCGGCGGTGCCCAATTTTTCCGTGTCTTCCGGCAGTAGCGAGTGGCAGGTGTTGTATGAGTTTGCACGCTATCACGGCAATGTAACACCCCGTTTTGACCGGACGGGCAACCTGCTTTTGACGACCTGGGAAAATAGTACTAAGGTTGTTTTGGACGACCGCGTACCGGTAACAGAGCTTCACTACCGCTATCGTCGGTATGGCGTGCTTTCGGAAATTCTGGTACAGGATAAAACCAGACAAACTGCCCAGCGGGTGGAAAACCGCACGTTTCTGGACCTGGGCGGACAGTGCCGCCGGGTCCTAACCATGCCCGGGAAAAGCAATTACCAGGCCATGCGCTATAGCGGGCAGTTTCAACTGGACCGCTCGAAGTCCGAGCTGATCCGGGCAGAGTTAACGGTAGCCGCACTGTTTTTAGCCTGGCCCGGCGATCTGGTGACGCTAAACCGGACGGGATTGGGCTATAACGGTACCTATCGGGTACTGGAATCCACTGTGGAGGCAGATGAAGACGGCGGACGCACACGGCTGACCCTGGGTCAGCCGGACGCAGTAATCTGACCGGTGCGTTCGGATAGGAAGGAGGCTGAACCATGTGGCTGTCCAGACAGAGCAGACAGCCCAGCCGTTGGGATAGCCCTGCGGAACTGGGCACGGTAACCTTGGGAGGTAACCCGGCAGGGGTCTATCTCTCCGGCGAACGGAGAAATCTTCCGGTGATCGCGCCGGGTGGATACTACTGGCGGCCCGCCGCCGGGCAACAGGTGCTGGTTTTGAAAGCCGGAACCGATGGCGAACTCCCCTGCGTGGCTGGCGTACACACCAGTAACTGCCCGGAAACCCTACAGGCGGGTGACCTACTGCTGACAACGGGAAAAGCGTCCGTACGGATCGGCGCGGACGGTTCTCTTGACCTGCGCGGAAAACTGCTTCTTAACGGGACTCCTATTGAGGATCTGTTTGAGCAGAAAACAAATCAAACGGGAACGGAGATGCTCTGAACATGGCGGTACAAATGGAAAACGGCGATTATGTGTCCGACGGCAGAGGCGGTATACGCCGCTTGGCCGGCGCGGACGCGGCGTTGCAGCGGGCACTGTTCCTGCTGACCATGCGGCGCGGCAGCTTTCCGTTTCTGCCGGATACCGGCAGCAGGCTGCATCTGCTTCGGCGGGAAAAGCCCAGCGCCCGCGCCGCGCTGGCCCGCCAGTACGCAGTGGAAGCTCTGGCCGGTGAATCCGACCTTACGGTAACGGACATATCCGTGGCGGAACAGGAACCCGGGACCCTGACACTGACCGTGGCCCTCTCCTGGCAGGGTAAATCCCTATCAGCAACGGTCACGGTGTGAGAGGTGAATATAATCAAAACTCTGGATGAAATCTATGAGGAAATGCGGACGGTCTTTTCCGCCAAAACCGGGACAGAGGCAACAGAAGGCGGGGACCTGGCAGTACGGCTGTACACCGTGGCATCCCAAGTCTTCGCCCTCTATACCCAGGCAGAGTGGGTCAAGCGTCAGTGCTTCCCCCAGACGGCAGAGGGGGAACAGCTGGACCTACACGCCGAACTGTGCGGACTCTCCCGCCGGCAGGCCACCGCCGCCGAGGGCGTGATCCGTTTTTCCGTAGAGGAAACCTCGGCATCCGACCGGACCATTCCGGCGGGTACTATCTGCATGACGTCTGGCCTGATTCGCTTTGAGACTATGGCGGACGGTGTTTTGCAGGCCGGCATGCAGATGGTGGATATTCCAGCAAAGGCGGTTGAGCCCGGAAGCAGCGGAAATGTAGCGGCGGGAACCATCTGCTCACTGGCAGCAGCTCCGGTGGGGGTAAGCAGCTGCTTTAATCCAACCGGCTTCACCGGCGGGACCGACGCAGAAGGCGATGAGGCGCTGCGCACCCGAGTCCTGGAAACCTTTCGGCGTCTGCCCAACGGGGCTAACGCCGCCTTCTATGAGCAGGGTGCGCTGTCCTTTGACCAGGTAGTGGCAGCAGCCGTGATCCCACGTAGTCATGGCAAAGGCACGGTGGATGTGGTGGTCACAACGGCGGGCGGGTTGCCCTCGGCGGATCTGCTGTCACAACTCACCGCCTACTTTGAGGAAAAGCGGGAGATCGCGGTGGACGTAACCGTCCGCGCACCGGCCGTGACCGGTGTGGACGTATCCGTTCAAATCAAAGCGGCGGAAGGCATGAATCAGTCAGCGGTTCTGACCGCAGCGGAGCAGGCTCTGCGCAGCTACTTCACCGGCGAACGCTTGGGGCAGGATATTCTGCGGGCCAGACTGGGAAAACTTTTGTTCACAGTGGACGGTGTGGATAATTATAAAATTTTATCTCCCGCAACAGACCTCGCCATAGCGGGAGATGTTCTGCCACAACTTGACGCACTGACCGTGGAGGCAATGACATGAGCTATGCAGATAGCTTAAAAGAGCTGCTGCGTCCTCTGGGCGTATACGCGCTGGAGAACGGACTGGGCGCCGGCCTTTTGTCGGCAGAAGGCACTGCCCTGGATGGGTGCAGTGAAGCGCTGGACTGCGTGGAACGAGAAATGTTCTTGGCCACAGCGGAGGGGGACGGTCTTGACGCTGTGGAAGCTCTGCTGACCCACCGGCCGGTGGCAAACAGCGTCTCCCAGCGGCGGGAGGCCTTAGCCGCACTACTGCGGGTGGGCGGCGACAGTTTCACCTTGCCGGCCATCAACGATAATCTAACCGGCTGTGGTCTCAATGCCGTGGCAAAGGAAAGCGATACGCCGGAGACAGTAGAGGTACGTTTTCCAGAGGTACCGGGCATTCCCGACGGATTTGCACAGATGCAAAAAATAATTGAGGATATTTTGCCCTGTCACTTGCAGATTAACTATATATTCTGGTACATTACCTGGGCCATGATGGAAACGCGGTTCGGCACCTGGGAAACCGTGGCGGGCGGCAGTCTTTCCTGGGAAACTTTGGAGAAATCTGTAATACCTTAGGCTAAGGTACCATACAGGATGTAAGGAGGGATTCAGAGTATGAGGGCAATTCAGCAGGAACGAGGCGTTATCCTCTACACCAAGGACAGGGAAGATTTAGTCCGTGAGGCCGTAGTGGCACTTGCCAGACGGAGCGCACAGAAGCTGAGCGATGAGGAGGCCGCAGGGCTGGGCGGGCTGTTCGACCCATGGAAGCCCGGTAAACCTTATACCGCAGGCACACGTATAGCCGATGCACAGGGCAACCTGTACCGGGTTACGCAGGACCATGTAGGGGAAAAAGGCCATCCCATTGCCTGTACCCAGAGCCTATATACGCCTCTGGATACGGAAGCAGATGACAGGGCAGCCAAGAAATCGGAAACGTGCGACTTTGGTGTATAA